TTTCTTGCTTTCACAGGGGGCAAGTCCACTGGTGTATGATTAAACATTATGCTAATGCTCGCATCCTCTCAACTAATCTATCTGCTCGATTGGTGACCTGACGATACCACGCTGAGTCAACCATTTCATCTGCGGCTGCGTTCCAATCACGGGAATCTACGCCACGTTTCATACCCTTGAATTTACTCAAACGAGGTCGTCCCATATTAAACATCATATTCGCAATCACTTGCTGAGCTTCTTCTGGCAACTCATCGAAGTCTGGATATAGGATGGCGCAGTCTGACAATACTGTTTGGACATCTTGCTCGAAGGCTTCAATGACTCTAGACTCGGAGACAGAGGTTCCAATTTCTTGTCCGTTCTCTGGGTCAGACTCAATAACCAAATGACCGATGCCAAAAGTAGGATAGCCAAGATGATCGTTGTATATTTCATAAACGCAGCCTTCGTCAATTTCTAGTTGCTCTCTAAGTTGTTCTAAATCCATTTTATTTATTCCTAAAAGTTACATTACCAGACACACTTATTCTAAGTTCGTCTGACTGATTTGGTTCCACCGAATGTCTCAACCACGATGGAAAGATTATGATGCGGCCTGGCGCTGATTGCCAGTAAATTTCTTGTGCATATTCATCTGGACGATCACCCTGCCAACCCTTATCTACTTTCTTCGCAAAGGGAAATTGAACTGCCCACGCTTGTTCGCGAGGGTCTTCAAATGAAATCATACCACACTTCTCAGGACACTGTACATAATACACAAAACTTAAATGACAGCCGGGATGTGTGTGTGTTTTATTATAAGACCCCTTAGAATTTACGTTGAACCACATCGAATCAATATCTGGTGAATAGTTCTCATCGATGTGCATGACAGCGTGAATGTTATTGAAGATAGATAGAAACTCACTGTTCATGCCATCGTGTTTAACGAAGTTACTTTGCCACCCAAAGATATTAGACTTGGTGACACCCTTTTCCTTTGAGGCGTTGAGAATATCTTTTTTCCATTCATCATTCTTGATTTCATAATCTACGATATCTTGAAAATAAAATACTGTTGAGAAACCAAGTTGACCTTTGATGATACCCCTCTGATCAGAGGGTATATCTGCTGAGAATTTTTCATTTGTGTTCATAATATATTTGTTCTACTCCATCCCCAATCCCATTTTAATTTTGTTGATTAGGTAGTTACGCACAAATCCAGAGCGCACGATATCTCCAATGCTGAACTCTGTGCAGTTGAACTCTTCCATCTCCTCTAGGATACGCAAGAAGTCATGAAGACCATTTTTCTCATTGGTCCTCTGTAAATCAGTCTGGTCAAAATCACCACAAAATACAATGCGGGAGTCCTGACCAACGCGAGTGATGATCGTGTCCAGTTCGTGAAAGTTCATGTTTTGACATTCATCCACTATAACAATTGAGTTGTCAAATGTCAACCCTCTTAGGAAAGAAGTTGACAGGAAGAACAGTGTCCCCTGTCCCTTGAGTCTATCGTAGAGGGTATTGAACTGCTGCTCGTTCTGCATCTCAAACATGAACTGCACCATGTTCTGATACGGCACCTGATACAGTGCAGACTTATCTTCCTCATCACCCGGCAGAAATCCAATCTCCCTTGTGGGAATGAGAGAGCGCACAATGATGACTCTTTCATACTTGGACTTCAAATCCAAGACAGATTGCATCGCGAGGTACAGAGAGACAAATGTCTTACCTGTGCCTGCTGCACCAAATAAAAATTGGTTCTGTCCCTTTTTCCATGTGTCAAACACAACCTTCTGACTGTCAGTGATTGGTTTGATGGTTACAAGTTGTGAATGATTGATTTCTTTATTCTTACTCGCCATGATAATCCTCTAGAAAAAAAGAGGGGGGAAGTGGGGGCGCGCCCTCCCCCCTCTGACACATGGGCGGATTGACTTCCCAGCTTGCTAGACGCTGTGCATCCTTTGCTGAAGTTTGATTTCTCGCCCGTGTCATTTTTATTTATAAGACTCCATGTTTCTTCAACACCTGTCTGGTCTTAATTTCTTTGGTTGACTGTGTGCTGCTTGAACCATAACGATCTGCGAGAGGTGTGCCTGGATGTGACTCTGCAATGCGTTGCATGTTCTCTGTGAACCCACCATCTACCTTTGGACCCACACCCATGATGTGGTCACCGGCAATTGCTACAGGAACAGGAACCTGTTGCACATCAGGATTGAGTTTCTTGTAATCATCAAGTTCCGATATAGACATGAACTCGTCATATTCTTCCTGAGTTACAGTATCGTAAAATCTATATGTTGGCATTATATGTCTAACTCCAATTGAACTGGACCGTATTTTCTCAGGTCATATATTTCTTCCGTCAGTTCCTTCACGCGCATTTGCAAGAAATGTATTTCTTTCTGCATCTGCGCTATTTCAGTTCTATAAGTTTCTTCAGGCACCGACCGCTCCTCTTTGGTCCGCCTGCTCATGTAATCCCAATACGGTTCTCTTTCCATCAGGTATCCCACCACTAAACCACTCCGGCACTGGACGTTTCTTCCACTTTGCGAAACGTGACTTCTCTAGTATATAGTAATTCTGATATGCAAGAACTGTGTCCTCACCCTTGCAGTAATCAGGCATACACTGAGGCGGGTCAGTGAAACCAGAGTAGGTCAGTCCTTTAGGGACATGCGCCAATGGACCTAGCAGTCTTTCTGACGCATGGTGTTTGCCGTATCTGTAGGTATACTCACGGCACAATGCACCGAAGTATCGGTTGAGCCACATGTAGTTTTCTGTGCTGGTCCTTGTCCAGATTGTACTAGGATGGTTCTTGTGCGCCATCTTGTACAGTCCCACTTTATCTGCATACTCATCACCATCAATCACACGGTGTGCGGTGGAGAGTAGTTGTGCGCTCTCCAGTATCATCTTCACCACATGTTTGTCGCAGGCCATCTCTGCGGCGATAGATGGACTCCTGTCCAAATAGAATATGTTCATTTACTATCTCCATTTAAAATATCCCACCAAGCGTGCATTATTTTTCCCACTTGTAAAAAATGTGATCCTGTATCTCTACAGTTTTAGTTTTGGTCTTTGCCCATGCAGGGGTAACGTAATCTGCATGGTAATGTGTTGCACCATCTGTAATGTCATAGAATGGCATCTCGTTTGATAGAATACTATCTGAGAGTTCTAACATCCTATTATACGATTTCTTGTTCTTTGGATTATCCGACAACCCATCGCAGAACCATGAGAACTGACAACGATGCTTGATTGGAATCCTCACATTTGGGTCTTTCCATGATTTTCTATCTGGTCCCTGTTCGACCACCTCACAGATTGAGTTGGGAAACCTATCGTCATTCACACGATTGAGAACAACCGCCGTGACGGCCATCCATCCGGCAGTTCCTTGGTTCCTTGCCTCGTAATACATATTCTTTGCGAGACAGATTGCAGAATCGTCATACTTTGGTTGCGGGGACATTGTTGAACCAACAACAACTGTCCCGATCACCAGTGCTTCAAGCGGATTCATTCTTCACCCAATTGTTCAGTGAGATACCGTTTGGCGTACTTTGTTGCTTCAGTGCTTTTGAAGTACATCCCAACGTCCTCAACGACCTCATCAACGGTAAAGTCGTTCATACCACCGTAAGAGTATCCATCACAAAACTCTTCGATGTCCATCATAAAGTTTTTCATCTTAGACATTAACAGCCTCCTTTACATTCCAAACCATACCATCACGCATTGCACTCGCAGTAAGAAAAACCTCATTACCGTTTATGCCCTCAAAGACCAGATTGATCTTGTTACCGTTACGTTCAACTCGCTTCAGTCCAGCAAGTTCCTCAACAACTACACCACCCATATCAACTTCAATCATACTGTATACTCCTCTTCGAATTTTTTCAACAGATCACCCTGCATGGCATATGCCTCAATCTCCCAAGGCTCATCCTCATACGCGGTGGTTTCATCATAGACCTTACCCATATACATCTTGCGACCAAAAGGTAAGTCCTTCATCTTGCGAGTGGCACTCTGCCAGACATGCACCATCTCATGACAGACAGTCTCAATCAGTTCTCCACCTGTCAGATTCTTATCAACGTCGATATAGAAGTCACGATTGTCTTCACCTTCGTAACACCAACCGGCGACACCCTCACTTTTGAGGTTCTTGATATTGACCTCAATCTCAAGGGTACGCATACGAGGCATCAATTCACTGATGCAAAAGTCAACAACATCCTCAACGAGAGCACGTTTCAACTTTGTGGCACCCATGACATTGACATAATTCATAACAACCTCATCTCTTGATTATGTCTAATAGTACCATACTGGATTCGTTTTGTCAACCCCTAAAATACGACGAGGGCAAACCACCCCGCCGCAAATAGGGTTAACATGAACAGGGTTTCAATCGCAACCGTAGCAATCTTCTTCATAATCAATCTCCTAGAGATAAAGAGGGCCAGTCCAGTTGATGGGATATCCACCGTCGAGGATGTTACCCCGAGCAGCATTCCGAGCAGGAGCGTTGTATCCAGCGGGCTTCAGAATGTCACCCTTCTTGAACTTCTTGTCATTGTCAACACCAACGACAAACGCCTTCACACCACCACCCTTTTCGGTAATCTTGATGTACTTCTTACCGTAGGTAATTGTGAAGTTCTCTGCATACTCGGCGTTCATCTTCTTCCGAATCTCATCGGTAGGCGGCATGAACTTCGCATAGTCCTCAATCATCGCAGCCTTCATCTTACCAAGACCATCAAGAACCGTGGTAGCAGCGTCATTAACAAGTGTCGTCATTTCTCTTTCCTTTTCTCAGTGTATGACTAACTATACCACACGAAAACGAATCTGTCAACAATTATTTTCCAAATAATTTGACATATTCCTCGGCAACATCCGTCAGCTCGTCACCGTCTTCGATGAGAGCATTACGCATTGCTAACGTGGCATAGAACGCCTTGACATCACCCGCAACACGGAATTTCTCAAGGTTTTCGGTCAGTGCCGCTTTTGCTTCTTCGTAAGTCATGTCGTCTTTCCTTCTCTGATTATGTCTTATAGTACCATACAGATTCGGATATGTCAACAAAAAAATGACCTGTTATGAAAGTTTTTTAGGCCCCTGATGCACTGCCGGGAGTCTGTGGATAGACTACCTTTTCACCCTCATCCACCATATATTCATCTGTCCAGTTGAATGCCTCTTTGACCACATTCGCAGATAGTCCCTTGTAGACCTGATGCAACTTCTTGTCCTTTGCAGCAACAATCAACTTTGCCTCATCTGCGTGTAGACCCTCAAGCATCTGAACAAACATTGATTCACGCTTGTTCTGTGTCAACTGACCATTGCCGCCTTTAACGAAATTGTACAACAACCTTGCCTCACTAGCCAAGACTGTATGTTCTGTTCCCTCTGGTGCATCGTTCACTCTAAAAGGAACATCTCCCTCTGGAAGAACCCACTCAATCTTTGGATCAAATGAGGACTTGATCACCATGCGAAGAGCATCGGTGTTGTACTTCTGTAGATATTCTACCTTATCCTTCTTGGTCTTCAGTTTTGCAACTTTAGTCAAAATCTCTGAAAACAGAGGCGTGTATGTATCGACTGCCATTTTAAAATTCTCCTATCGATTCAACGAGGTTCCTCAACCTCTTTTGTGTAAAATAATTTAGTAGTTTGCTACGGTCACCTTCTGGCGCACTATGCCACTCGTCTAGAATTTTGAAGAAGAGTTCAGCAGGCGACTTGGTTAGGTCAATCAGAGTTTGGTTCCTCTGGAAATTTCTTTTGACCTCATCATTGGGAAGATCACACCAACCACCAGCAACAAAAGATGCGATCTTTTTCTTACTCAGTGGTTTCTGACGCAGACCATCAACAAAGGTATTGTCTGGGGACAGCACATTAGGAACGCCATCACTTGAGTCGCCCTTCATAACATGTTCATTCAGATACTCCACTGGGTCAATCCCATTCACATACTTCTTGGTGATGGGACTATACTGTGTCACGTTGCGATATCTCTGCAACTGAATGAAGTCCTTGTCACCAGAGAGAATGAGGGTCTTACCGTTTTCATACTCCAACTCACCACACAGAACTGCGATAATATCATCTGCCTCTGCACCATATACCTCAAGAAATTTGTATGGGAAAAACTCTTTCAGTTCTGCTTTGATGGTATTCAGGCACTCAAAGATGGCATCCCAATTCAGATTGGAGTCATCCCGTGTCTTCTTACGATTGCGTTTGTAATTGGGAAAGTAATCTCGACGCCAGTAGTGCTTCGAGTCGTAACAGAGAACCAGTTCTCCATACTCCTCAGAAAACTTGGTGCGATACATACGCACGGAGTTTAGAATCATGTGTCGAACCATATCAATGTCTGGCTCAACTTTCTTAT